GCGAGCTGTACCGGTGGGCAACCTCGGACATTACCCGGGTGCCCATCGGGTACAGCTTTTTTGACGACCGCACGCACGGCGGCATGGCGCCCGGACAAGCGATGATTATGCTCGCCCGAACGGGGGTCGGTAAGACGTGGTTCCTCGTGAACGTCGCCGTCAACACCCCGACCGTGCCAACCGTGATGTTCTCCCTCGAGATGCACGCCCGGTACGTCCTCGAAAGGGTCGCTTCCTGCTACACGAACACTGACACCAGGAAGATCGAAACTTCCATGATGGATCATGGCCGGTCGGCAGCTGTCGAGTTGGCGGCAGACGAACTAAGCCTCCTGTACATCGAAGACGAACCGGACCTCGGCTTGGACGACATGAGTCAGGTCCTTGAGGAATACGAGCAACGCACCGCCGTCCGCCCCCGGCTGGTGCTGATCGACTACCTCGAGTTGATCCGCACCTACGGCTCCACGCAGATGGACAACGTGCAGGGCATGGCCCGGGCCCTGAAAAACTTTGCTCGTGAGCATGACGTGGCTCTCATCGTCCTGCATCAGGTCAAGCGAGGGGAGGCTAACGCCGGCCACAAACCCCTTGACCTGACCGACGGCAAGTTCGGCGGCGAAGAATCCGCCGACTACGTCCTCGGCATGTACAAGCCGTCCCTGAACCCGAACATCACTCAGGTGACCCGGGACGAGATGGACAATGACATTCGACTCCAGTTCTTGAAGACCCGCACCGGCGGTGGGATCCAACCCGACGGTGTGCAACACCGGTGGTGCCCTGACACCGGCCGGATCACTAGTAGATTGCTCAACTACCCATGAAAGGCCAGCCCATGCTCGTCCTAGTTCCACTCATCATTCTCAATGTCATTCTCACTATCTATGCGGTTTACAGATGGCGTTCGACCACCCGCCTGGAAGCCGCTTTCAAGGACGTGTTGCCGAAACCTGAGCTGCCGGCCATGAGCCCTGACGTCCTCCGCTCCATGATGAAGCACCCGTCCTACCTGCCGAAGCGCAACCGGCACGTCGGTCGGCGACGGTGACCATCAAACCCACCGGGGAAGAATCGACGCTGACCCGGAAGCAACTGCTTGCCTGCCGTGATGCGGAAGCGAAACGTCTGCGAAAAAAGTGGGCCGAACAGGAGGGACGGTGAGACATGAAAAATTTTTCTGACTCTTTCTGGGGCCGTAGTACAAGGCCCGCCACATAAAGGACCGACCTGTAGATGCGCCTACTCAATCTTTATTGCGGTGTGGGGGGTAACCGCCTGCACTGGGACGGCCACGACGTCACCGCCGTCGAGTCCGACCCGAAGATCGCCGCTGTCTACGGCAGCTTGTTTCCCGACGACGAGCTAATCGTTGGGGATGCAGAATCTGTGCTACTGGAACGCTTCTCTGAGTTTGACATGATCTGGTCGTCTCCCCCATGTCAAAGTCTGTCCCGCATGGTCAAGTTTGGTCGGAACCGGTCGCCAAGGCTGCCCGACCTGTCGTTGTATTCCCAGGTCATCTTCCTCCAAAACTGGTACGCAGGGCTGTACGTCGTCGAGAACGTGATCTCCTACTTCCCGCCGTTCCTGAATCCGAAGAAGATCGGCCGGCACCTGTTCTGGACGAACTTCGACATCAGCCTCGTCGAGGACGTGCCGTCTCCCAAGGGTTTCATCAACCCGACCATCGGCACCGTCGAGGCCCTGCAAGATTGGCTTGGCCTGCACTACCCCAAGCCGTGGCCCCGCTACGACGGGAATCACTGCCCCACCCAGCCGCTAAGAAATGCCGTGCATCCGCTCCTAGGGAAACAGATAGTCGACGCCGCCGAAGGCCGGCCGACCACCAGACCTGAACAACTGGACCTCTACGATGGCTAGGCGCAGGTCCGACTTCGACAACTCTCTCCGGGACCACGTCAAAGAGACAGTGACCATGCACAGGGTCCTGGAAATGCTCAGTTTGGAACCGCCGGACCGGAGCGGCAAGATCAAGTCGATCATCAACCACGGGGAACGCACCCCGTCGCTGCACATCTACTCGTACCACTGGCATGATTTTTCCAGCGGCCAGCGAGGTGACCAGATCGAGTTCGTCCAGCAGTACACCGGCTGCTCCTACCGGGAGGCCCTCGACAAGCTGTCCGGTGCCACCACCTCGAGGACCAGCAAGCGGAGAAGGGAATGGAAGCCCCCTCCTCCCCCGGACCTCACCGCCACGTTCGACACCGAACCCGAAGCGTCGCCGCTGGGTATCCAGCGGGCAGCCGGGTATGTCACCGCCAAGTGGCCGTTTTTGACGCTAGGTGACCTCATCGACTTCGGCGTGAAGCCCTGTGAGACGGCCCTGTGGTCCCCGCACCGTGACATGAAGGGCGTCGTCCGGGGGATCAAGATCAGGGACGTCGTCAGCAACTCCAAGTACGCAGTCACCGGGTCCAAGTTCACCGGTCAGCTGTACCGGGTCCGAACCTGTCCCGGTGCGCCCGTTGCCATCATCTGCGAGGGTGAGTCGGACCTGTGGTGCTTGACAAAGTGGTGTCAACAATCACAGTTCCGCACTCTGGTGCAGCCCATGTCGTTGCCGGCCGGCGCCGGGACCTGGCGGACCGAATGGCATGGGGAACTCGAGTCGTTCAAGACGATCATCGTGATGCTCGACGGTGACATCCCCGGTCAAGCAGCCAGCAAGCACATCATGCAGGTCCTCGGCGAGGCTCGAACCGGCAGCCTCATCCCCCCGCATGGCCGGCTCGCCGAGTCCATTTCCGAAGCTGACCACTGGCTGGCACCCATCATCCGCCGGGTCCTCACCGAGCATGTCGGCGTCGACCACATCAGTGGTCCCGGAACGCCTGTGGTGTAACACTTAGACTTATCCCCATGGCGAATCCAGCTAAAGCCAAGGGAACCCGGTTCGAGAACGAGGTGCTGGAACTCCTCAGAGAGGTGTGGCCTTCGGCCGATCGTGCCAAGGCAGGTAACCCCTCGAACGACTTCCACGGGATACCCTTTCCTGTGGAGGCCAAGCACCGGAAACGGTGGGAGATCCCCAAGTGGGTTGGGGGCCTTAGACAGGTTGCTGGGGGTGACGACAGGTGGGCGCTCGTCGTCGCCTCCGGCGACCGTCGCACAGAAGGCGGGTCGACGGTGGTGGTCGTCGACATCAGCTTTGCGATGGAACTGTTGGGGCTCTGGGAGGTGTACCAACGGACGTGGGTGGGTGATGGTCTACCAACGGACGACTGAGCAGAAACGCCACGACCTGGCCAACGCCCGGGCTTACGAGGACTACGTCGCCGTTCAGGTCGGCGTGCCAGTCCACACTCGGTTCGACGCCCGGGACGACCTCGACATCTGGCACCCCGGGTGGATGCTCGAGATCAAGGAGAAGAACCAGCCCCTCACCGAACGGTGGCACCTCCTCGACGGGGTCGAGGAACGCAACCTGTTCGTACTCGACGAACTGACGGTACGCAAAGCTCTCAGCTGGTACCCCGGGGTGTTCCTCCTCCTCCGGGACAACGCCCACGACCATCACCTACCCGAGGATCAGCGGCAGCCCCGCCTGTTCCTCGCCCCCATCTGGGAGATCGTCGGCGTCAAGCGGGAGAGGGTGGACCGTGGCGGCAAGGGCAAGTGGATCCTCGACCTGACGGACTTCACCCGGCTGGCCGACGAGGCCAACGTCCCGGAGTTCGCCCACCACGCTCTCACCGAGCAGAAATGGAAGCAGTCCCACTGCCTCGGCGGTAGTGTGGAGCAGGTATGAAAGTGAAAAATTTTTCCGGGCGCTTACAGTGACTGGTCGACTGATCGGCTTCGGTCATCGGGCTCAGGTAGGAAAGGACACAGCAGCCTTTTTTGCTGGCCTGACCAGCTTCGCCTTCGCTGACAAGATTCGGCTGCTGGTCTTGCAGCTGAACCCGTACATCAAGGAGGCCAACGCTCACCTCCGGGACCTGTACATCAACGAGGAGAGTTGGCAGCAACTCAAGTGCGAGTACCACGAGATCCGCCACTACCTCCAGGAGTTGGGCGCCGGCGCCCGGGACATCATCGACCCGAACCTGTGGATCGACTGCCTGCTGGGCGACATCGACTACTTCCGTAGCACGGGCATGGACTGTGCCGTCACGGACGTGCGCTACCCGAACGAGGCCAAGATGATCTTGGCCCGGGGCGGTGAGTTGATTCGCATCGACCGGCCCGGTGTTACACGACTAGACCATCCATCAGAATGCGCCCTCGACGACTGGACCGACTGGGACCACGTCATCGAGAACGACGGGACCCTCGGAGAGTTCGAGGATAAGGTCCGGGCGCTACTCGTTGGCCCGTGAGATACCCGTAGATCCAGCCCACCTTGACCGTCGTCCTCTCGATGACGACCAGCCAGACGAGAGCCGGGAACGGATCGCCGACATGGTGGAGAGTCTCCCCGAACTTGACCGTGCCGTGGTCGAGTGCCTCGTTTGGGGTGGGATGACGAAGGTGGAGTGCGCCGAACTGCTGGGCATCTCCCGTTCGTATGTCCACAAAATATGGAGACGAGCCCGTGGTGTCCTCCGGGAACAGCTGTCAGACGATAACTGAATGGGGCCGGTGCCAACAGGTAGCTAGGCGAGACGGCTGGTGTGCGTACCACCACAACGCCAGCGCCGTTGACGGCTTCACCCACGACGGCAACTACCATAAGAAGATCGTCCTCGGGTTGCTCCAGTCCAGCCACGACGTCCTCACTGAGGTGGAGGCTGACGCCCTGTTCAGAGGCCGGGCCCGCAACGACGGCCGCCGCACCGACCTGTACACCATCTTGTGAGCGAAGGCTTCACCACCCGGGGCGCCCCAGCCGAGCTGGGGTTCCACTCCTTCATCACGGCGGACGAGAGCGGGACCATCACGTCGTGCCATCAGGTGCCCGACGAGGCGTTCGCCCACGTCTGCGACCCGGATGGCAAGTGCCTGTGCGGGCCTCAGGTGGTCTTCAACATCTTCAACGGCATCAACATGGCGATGTACCGGCACGCCCCGTTCGAGCAGGCGTACTACAACCACCACGACGACTTCGACGACACGCTCTGGGAGATCGACGTCGCTGATCCTGACGAACCAGTGGGGTGAAGGTCTGGATCGACCAGGATCTATGCACCGGAGACGGTCTGTGCGAGGAACTGGCACCCAGCGTTTTCCACTCCCACTCCGATGGTCTTTTCTACGTCAAAGAGGACGGCTCCGAAACTCCGAAGGAACCAACACACAGGATGTACGAAACCGTTGACGTCAAAGACGAGAGCGTTGAGGCCGTCATCGAAGCGGCCGAGGAATGCCCGGGGGAATGTATCTTCATCGAGGTGTGATACCATGGGCGTAGCCCACCATGAAGACTCTCGAAGCGGTAGCCACCTACCTTGCTGATCCGGCCAACGGCCTAAAGACCGCTGAGTCCGCTAGGTCTTACCGCACCGTCCTCACCCGCCTCCAACAGGCAAAGCCTGGTGGCAGTCTTGGCCGGTGGACTGAGCAGGAACTGGTCGCCTTCTGTGTCGCACCTACTGCCACTGGCGCCACCCCTGCTGACAACACGATCCGTCAGCGGAAGATCGTCCTCCGGGCATTCTTCTCGTTCGCCGACTGGCAGGGATGGGTGTCCAAGAACCCGGCCGCCCACCTGAACCGTGCCGTCAAGCACGGCGGGCAAGCCGTGCGGTTGCACAACTGGTTGCCGGCCAGCGACGTCGACAAGGTCATCGCCGCCTGCGGCGACGACCTGATCGGGCGTCGAGACGAACTGATCTTCCGCTTGGGGTTCACGACCGGGCTCCGGGTGTCGGAGCTGGCCGCACTCACATGGGACTCAGTCGACCTCGATGCACGGGAACTCCACGTCTTCGGCAAGGGGAGGAAACTCGCCACTGTGGCCCTCACCGAGAACACGAACGAGCGGCTGCGGGTCTGGCACCGGTTGGCGACCCCGAACCCGAAAGGCCCGGAGGGTGTCCTCATCAAGATCCAGAATACCTCCGACCTCACCAAGGGAATCGAGTACCGGGTCATCACCGGGCTGTGGGATCAGCCCGGGCTGACTGCCCACTCGATCGCCAAGCGGGTCCGGCTGGTGTCCGCCCGGGCCGGAGTACCCATCTCTCCCCACGACATGCGCCGGACCTACGCCGGGCTGCTCGCCCAGCGTGTCTCCA